ACTGATCCTTCCTCCACCGGATTATCAAATACCGTCGCCGCGTTGACTTGACTCCAATGTCCCGGCCCGTTGAGCAGCAGCCGACTCGCAGACGAACTCATCCCCGGCCATTGAAGGATGATCATATAATTCTTGCCTGCTTCTAGGTCTATCGCATAGGGCAAATTGAATGTTGACGTAGTGCAACCCGCAGGCAGGACTCCCGCCCACGCGCCGATATCCCCGATGGTGCGCTCCGACAACCAATCAATATCAAAGGGCTCGCCTAGTAGCTGACTTGATGGTGAAACAAAACTAAACCTACGCTTTTCTAAATCCTGCCTTTTCATTTGAATCATATTCTCGCGCAATACCTCGGACTCGCGAGTAATAGTTTCATACGCCACAACTTTCTGATTGATCGACGTTCTCGGCTGGATCGAATCTATCGGCTGTGAAAGCTCGCTGGTGTAATCAGATGCACTGTCTCGAAACTGCCCGACTATTTGATTGAAAGGATCATCGGGTGGGCTGATTTCCATGCTGATAGAGCCCTCCATGATGTTACCCGGCTCGGCCAGGAGCAAATTCGGCTCGCCGGGCTTGTCCACCACATATTTCCATTTCAACCCGCTCGGGATAACGCAGCCGCGGCCTTCGCTGGCGACTCGTTTGACCCAATCCCAATCCCACCTTCTTTCCGTGATGCCGACATCGCAGACATCTCTAAACTCGGTACCGCCGCCTTGCGCTGCGACCAATTCGTTATAATAAACCTGCGAATCATAATGCCATTGGGTGTCGTCGATTTCGGCATCACTGAATTCATAACCCATGCCGACGGTGGGATGCGTCATAATGTCGCGCACAATCAACGTCCGCTCGCGGGTATATGCCAAAGGAGAGCCGGGCAGCAGCGACTTGCATTTTTTGCCCTTCACCCATGCACTAACTTCAACGGATTGAAGATTGCGGACTTGATTGCCCTGAAGTCCGGTAATGCCCAAAAGCACATAGCCGGGATAGTTGGTGGAGGTATAGCTGATCTCTTCGACGTTAAATATAATCACCGTCGTCGCATGAGCATCGCTCGGCTTGCCGACATGAGCGCTATTCACCGTGATGATCAAATCCCATTGCCCGGCAGTGCCGAGCTCATCATGCCAGATCGCGCCTTCATATTGCCCAAACCATTGCCAATGTTGCCATGCCGCCGTCGGTGAGCTGCCGTGATACGGATCGGCTCTCACGTCGGGACGATCAGTCCAATATCGCTCGGCTGCTGCCGAAGATAACATCGAAGTCGGCACGTAGATGTCGCGGAAAAAGGGACTGCGCATTGCGTCTTCGATATGCCAAAAATAGTAGGTCGGTCCCGCCACGACGACATAATCCGTAGTGCCGGTCCTTCGTAAATCGATGCGCAGCTCGACTACATCGCTGGTAAACATTCCCGTTGCCGGTTGACGCCAAAGACCTCCGGGAAAATGCAGAATCAATTTGATGACGTTTACGTTATTGCCCTGCGTGGTGTAGTTAATCGGCGTGCCAAGCTCGCCTACATCGTCATAAGGCAGCGTCCTGCCATCGGCGAATAGATTGCCGCTGCGGCTGAAGTCGGGAATTACGCTTTGCGTGAGACTGCCGAGCCGGGTATGAACGACAACGCCCCGATACTGATTAGCGGGTATCCGATCTATCCGCACATCGTAAATCGCTTCGTATTCATCACCGCCGCTATCACCGAGACAATAAAGGACGTTAGCTATCATCGTGCTGTAATCAGCGGACAGATTCGCACCTGACGAAATCACGTGCCCCCATATCCGCTGCTCGCCATAAAAAACCGGGATGGGCGTCCCTTGCCCGGTGGTATTCGTAAAGCCAGTGATGCCGAAAGCCTGACCCGTATTGCCATCGAGCTTCGGTGCTTTGGGATTGGGTGTCAGAGCTCTGACTATTGCCGACACCGCGATCGATACCGCTATTGAGACGGCGATATTGACCACGGTAGCCGCGACCGTTCCCGCTGCTAACGTTGCCGTTAAAGCAGGGATCAAGGCAAGGAGTGGAGCTCCTGTTTTTAACCCCACTCGCACGCGGTCGCTCTTTTGCGGGACATAACTCTGCCAATCGGAAATCAATCGGCCATTGATTAAACACGTCTCGACCGCTGGCAAGCACTCTTTGAGCAATGCCGCAAGATTAAGCCCGCAGGCATCTACCGCCGCGCTTTCTTCGTATCCTGCCGGGCCATCTGCAACCGTTAGGAGCATATTCCCTAATTGAGAATTGAAAATTGAGAATTGAAAATTATCGGATCATTTTCCATTATCAATTATCCATTTTCCATTAATTGTTTGTGTCTATAAAAGCCTTTAAGAGATGAGTCCCAGACAGGACGACTAATATCGATCTTGCCCACGCCATTAGTCTGCGGGATGCACTGAATACATTTCCTATAATCGAGCATCACGCCAAGATGAAATCCGCCGCCAATAAACTGCACGCCATGAAAGACTGCGATATCGCCAAATTGCGGCTGTTCTACCTTGATAAAATTGCGTGCCTCTTTCATCGCTTCTTTGGTAGTCTCGATTCCCATCTCGGCAAAAAACTTCATGGCAAATTTCAAACAACCTTCATCCTCGTAAGGCAGACCGAGCCACCCGCCGAGCGCCACCGGCTTGTTGCAAAGCGCGTAGATTCGTTTCTTCGTTTCGTCGTCAATCATGATATGCGCGGGACTTCTGGATTGAGCGCGGGGAATTCGTTTTGTGTGTAAATTTTTCGTGGCAACACGCCGCGCCCTAACCACCTTCCAATAGTAAAAATCACAAAGGTCGGGTCTGCCTTGATCGCCATCACTTTAGACATTCGCTCCCAATGTCCCGTTACCTTATTGAGTAGGTCGGCATGGAGCAGTCGCAGCGTCACCGGATTGGATGTTACATCGATCTGCTTCACATACTTCCCGGCGAGATCGGCCAAGTTGCTGACGGATACCGTAGCCGCTTCGATGCTCATCCCTTGCGAGGTTTTCATGTTATTCCACATCATTTGAATCGGGCTAAATGTATGTCCATTCCAAATAATCGGTTCGGGATTTTCTGCCCAATAAGAGATCACCGGGCCGATTGGATTTTCCACCAATTCGACGGTTTTGATAAACCTGCCGCCCTGGTATTGGGCTGTCAGCTTTCGGACATAAGCATCGTCTAGGATTAACATTGTCCATAATTGATAATTGATAATTGAAAATGGATAATTATCCGGATCATCCGATCATTCTCAATTTTCAATTTTCCATTCTCCATTATTTATGTTGCTACTTCTTCCAGCACTAATTTAAGCCGGTGAATATTCTCAGCGGTTACCTGCGAGCGAAACCCGCGTGCGCGTGTCACCTTCTCCTCGGTGCGCAGCACGCATTTAATTCTGCGGCGATATTTAGCCGTGATGGGGTAATTGACATTCACACTGCTCGTCAAGCGGATCGCATCGCAGGTAATCCCATCGCCGCCGAGCGGAGTCCACGGCTGATAGAAGCTACCGTTGATGTAAATCAGCAGGGACGAAACATAGATAAAGCGATGCGGCAAATCGTAATCTGTCGCGTTAGGGATGCCGATCCCGACTAGCACCGGCGTGACCACTTCACCAAACCCAGCGCCGTCAAACCAGAATGGTTCATCACCTTGGACGTGCTCCAACAGCCCGAGGATCGGATCGAGCAACTCCTGACGCCCTGGCACCACTAACTCCCAACTTGATAGAGGCCGCTTTTGTAGCCGGCGAAACATCATCGTCCCGTTGCCGACCGGATCTTTCAGCGTCGGCATTGATAGCGACTGCGGCATAACATGCTCCGGTGCCGCTAGAATAGTAAATGCCATTTCAGTAATTGATAATTGAGAATTGAGAATTGATAATTGCCTGATTCCGGACATTCTCCATTTTCAATTCTCCATTCTCCATTTTTTACTTGCCTCTTAGGCGGAGCCGTTGCTCGATCGCCGACATCACCATCCCGTCATTGGTGATATTGCCAGCGGTGACTCTGATAATCTGATCCGGCGTCATATTCGGTTGTCTTGGCGTGATGTCGCCGTTGATCTCGACATTAACCGCGGTGCCGCCACCCGGCACCTTGCCGGTCTTATTCATCTGGCCGAGCGTATCCGCACCGATGTTGTCGACGGCTTTTTTCTGCATGACAAATTCGCCGCCGTGGCCGATAAATAGGCCGCCGCTGGCAAAGGATGGGATCATGCCGCCGCGCGCGAATCCTAAATTGACTTCATCGCCAAGCCCGAGACTAGAGCCGCCGGCGGCACCGCTGATGCCACCAAAGAGACTACTAAGTCCCGAGCCTAGCCACGACGAGACTTGCTTGCCGAGGTCTTTCGCCCAATCTTTCAATTGCGTATTGGCGGCGTCATCCAAGGCGCCGACCAGGCCGGAAATAAACCCCGCCGCGATGGCCTTTAATGGCTCAAGAATGGTCTTGTCGAAGATCGCGCCTTCCAATTCCAACAGCATGTTCCGGACGAGATTTTTCATCCCCTCGCCGATCGATTGCTGGCCGGTCTCGATGCCGAGAAGCGTATTGCGCATCCCACTCGTCAAGGAGTTCGCCAGGTCTTCGCCCAACTTATCGGCGCGCGCTTTTGCTTCGGCTTCGGCGTCGACGCCTTCGCCAGTAGCTCCCACTCTGGCGCGCACTTGCTCAAGCGCCCGGTCTATCAATAGTCTGCGCGTAACGGCTTCGATTTCATCCGGTAACGCGCCAGCTGCGGCGGCAGCCGCCTGCGCGTCGACGATCAGCTTGACGTATTTTCTGCTGATCTCGTCGAGAGTCTTGGAAAGATCATCCATGCCGAGCGTTTCCGCGTCCATCTTGATTGCGGCCCATTTCTCCTCGGCAGTCGTCATGGCGTCGATATCTTTGACCCATGCCTTGGAGATCTCTTGGATATCTTCAAGCGCTTGTTTTTCCAGCCGCAGTTGATCGGTCAAGTCGCGGCGCCGGTCCTGCTCGGTTTTGAGCGCAGCCGAAATGCCTTTTGAGTTTTCCTGCATCTCTTGCTGCGCGAGTATGTAGTTTTGCGCGGCTTCTTTGCCGGACTCCATTTCGATGATTTGTGCTTGAAGCGCGGCGTTTGATTTTTGGATGCTCTCGATCTGTCTTTGTAGTTCATCGGCCAGTTTTTTTGCCGCGGCCTCATCGACCGGCGGTTTGAATGGTGCGCTGACTTTCGCCCTTTCGGCGAGCGCGCCGCCGCCGGCGCCGAGTAGAGCGCCGACCGCCGCGCTTTTATTGAACATCTGACTGAACAAAAAATTGATATTGCTCAAATCTCTGATGATTTCCGCTAAGCCCTCCGCGGCAACTACCTTTAATCGATTATTGAGGCGCGTCCACGCATCGCCGAATTCATCGAGCGTATTGATATCCGCGTCGCTGAGCCCGCTTTTTCTCAGTTGCGCCAGATGTCCGGCTATTTCTTCGATCGCCGGCCCGAGCTCACGGAAATTCTTGCCGAGCAATTGCGCACCGAGCGCAGCGCGATTGATTGGATTTTCGACTTTGCCTAGTGCGTCGGTAATAAGTTGTAAGAATGTTTCGGTATCGGCTTGCCTTATTTGATCGAGATTTAAACCGAGTTGCTTTACCGCTTGGGCTGCGGGATCAGAGTCGTTTTTGATGCCGCCGAGATTTTTCTGCAACGTGAAGATGCCCTTGGCGAAGGCATCGAGCGAAGTTCCGTTTTCTTCGAGAACCGATTTGAGGCCGCTGAGTGTTTGGCCCGAAATGCCGGTCTGTTGGGATAAATCTTTAAGTTGACCGCCCAACGCGACTAACTGTTTACCGTAGGCGATAATCGCACCCACGCCGAGCGATGCGCCGAGAATATTGGTGAACCCCTTAGCCATACTCTCCAGGTTGGTGAAAGATGTTTTAAAAACGCCTTCCATCTCTTTGACATCGAGGCGCAGCTTGCCGAGGTCGGCGCGCATCTCGACGAGGAGCTGGCCGACTGTGCCCTTACCTGCCATCGCTCACCTTGTTAAAGAAACGGTCGAGAAACATTTCCGACTCTTCTTCGCTCAAATATTTATTGCCGGGAGGAAACGGCAGGAGATCGGTGTACTCCAAGCCTGAACTTTTGAACATATTCGCCACCGTCGCGGTCAAAAGCGCGACGGGCCGCGCATGGCGGTTCTCTCTTTCGATCCACTGCTCTGATAGTAAACGAATCTCGAAGGGCGTGAGCGCCCAGAATTCTTGCGAGGAAAGGCCGAGGTCTATTCGGGCGAAGGACCAGAGATCGCTGTCCCATTGAGTTTCATCAAATTTTTTTTTTCCTCAATGGGTGCTTCCTCTGTTTTGGGCTCGATCTTCAAATAGGTTTCGGTGATCACGCGGAGCGTCAATTGCATCACGTCGCGGAGGTCAAACGGCATCAGGCCGACCGCCTCGATCGATAGGTCCGGATCTTCATGCAGCATGGAGGCCCATAAAATAGCCTCGCAAAAATCCATGCCTACGTCACCATTTTCTACCTGCGGGAGCTCCTCCATCATAATGCGAAAGATCGCCTTGCGCGGTTGCAGGTCGCGCGACTTGTTGAGCTCGCGCTCGGCCGCCTTGAGCCCGCCGACCGTCAATAGTAAATGGCGCGGCTTGTCGAGGTCTATTTCTATTGGCTGTACTCCGGCCCTCATTTTCAATTCTCAATTATCCATTATCAATTAAGGAAGTCCTGCTGTGCCGGTTGTGACGCGAGTCGGCGCGCCGCTGATCCGGACCGTCGCGCCCATCCTAATTGCTTTCGTGAAATCCAAATTCGGCGCGGGCGAGGTCAGATAACCGGGAAATCCCCAGCCGTTCAAACCGTCCGGCAAAATGACGCCCCATAACCGGATCGGCAGCGGTTCTGCTACTGCGTCATCATACAGCACCACATGAATCGCGATATTTACGATGTCCCAGAGCACTTCCAGCGGCAGCTCGCCGCCGTCGCGCAGGGTCGCCGCGTATTCTTTATATCCGCCGGGTGATGAATGGTTAGTGATCTCATCGAAGTCCTGCCTGATCTGCGGCCCGGTCAGTACGGTGCATTGCGGGATCTCTTGGTAGGCAGAAGTGGTCGGATTTTTCCGCCACAGCTTACTACCCTTCGCGAGCATGTATGTCGACATGGTTTATTTCCCCTTTAAAGCTGACTCGGCGCTCTGTTGACTGCCACTTTGACAGTGTTATCAGTCATCACTATCGTCACGTCGCCATTGGCATTGGTGAATCCAGTACCATTTATTAGAATTGTCGCCTGATCGCCCGCCGCCAACGAATAAGGGCCGACATCGCCGATCCGATTAAGTGAATCGGCAACAGCTTTCAATGACCAAGTAAACGCGGTCGACGCATGCGTGTTGCGGATCATGACGATTTCGCGACCCGTATATTTGAATGACACTCCATCCACAAAAGCTGTCGGTGCGATAAAAATATCGTCGAGGGAATCGGCAGTTGGAGCTAGCGCCATTACCTTTTGCAGATTGCGAATCTCGGTGGCTTCATTCATTACTCTTACGGCCATATTAATTCCCCCACAAGAAACGGTAGTCGCCTAAAATATGGTGCGTCGATTGACTTTCGACATCGGCGGCAGCGTAGATCGGGAGTTCGTCTTCCATGAAGACGCCGCCAATGGTGATCCCGCTTTGCACCGCCTGGTGATCTTCCCACGGCTTTAACGCGCCACGGATCGCATCGGCCGTTTGACGGGCGACGGAATAACTCGGCGCGACTGCCGAGATCTGAAAACGCGATTCCTCGGCGCCGCACGCTCCGTCATGCGAGTATTCCGGAAGGCGCGAGGTCTGCTGATAAATAACCACCGGCAGGGTCGCGTTCTGCGGGTAGGTGCTTGGATAAATGCGCGTTCCTACGATAGCCGTCAGCGGCGGGTAGGCGCGCAATTGATTGACGATGACTTCTTCCAAGGTCATATTCACTAATTGAGAATTGAAAATTGAAAATTGATAATTATCGGAATCCGGACATTTTCCATTCTCAATTTTCCATTTTCCATTATTCTATGCGACTTCCTGCTCTAAATTCTCCCGAATGACCGTCTCGAAAGCCGCCATGCCGGGCCCCTTCTGGGATTCGAAGGCTGGCGTCATCGATGGCCTGGCCCCAAAATGCTGGATCACCGGTCTGCCACGTTGCGAGCGATACGGCGGCCCGAGCAGCTTGAACCCGAACTCCCACCAATAGGCGACATTCGCCATAGTCACCGAGCGCCCGTTTCTGTCAGTATCGAATATTTCCGTCGACGGCCCGACCTTCACGGTACCCGTCGAACCGCGCAATTTGGTCGTGGTGACGACTTTGATCCTGGTCGATATGTTTGTCCTAGCTAGGCGCTCGCCGTGCGCCTGTATGGGCGCTGCGAACGCCTGTAGGGCTTTACGGAGCACTGACTGCTCTAAACGACGAATGCGTGCTTCCAGCTTTCGGTTAATATCCTGCAAACCCTTCAGCTCCAGCTTCATTTCCATAAATTGATAATTGAAAATGGATAATTGAAAATGATCCAAATCCGAACATTCTCAATTATCAATTTTCCATTCTCCATTGTTTCAGCCGACCTCTTTGCAAAGTATTTCCAAGGTCGTGCGCAACCGATCCGGTATCACCGACTCGATATCGAGCACCTCGTCCCGAAAAAGGATGCGCTGATCGGCCTCGATGCCTGGGCAATAGCGCGTATTAACTCGCGTCGTGACATCGGCCCCGACCGCTTGAGCAGCGAACAACTCCCGGCCTGATAGCTTGACCACGTCGGCGCGCAGCTTCTGAAAATCGACCCAAGTATCGATCGGTTGCCCGAAGTCGTCCTGTTCCTGCGTGCGCTTCTGGACTGTCACTACTTCCCTATTTCGGCCGGCATTCATATTTTATTGATTCTGACGAATGGTTCCTTTGCTCCCCTGAAAACCCGGTTTTACGGTATTCTCCCAGGATCATAGCTGGACTAGCGCGGCTAGTCGTCAGAATCACCCGCGCACGTTTCTCATAGTGAAAAAAGCCTCTCGTTTGAAATAAGCCCTTCCACGAAGTCGAGCCCCTGGAGTTTTAACTCTGAAAAGGATTCTCTGTGCTCGTAATAGTCGGCCGTCTTGATCAGCAGATAAGTGATCAAATGAGGCGGCACGTTTTCGCGTTTGTCGCCGTACCCGGCGACGAATTCCACGGCCACCGCCGAGGGCCTTGGCTGAACATATGGCCAATTTGCATTCTGAGCCCTCACGAGCCGCGGTGGCCGCGCATTTAAATCGACCCAATAAAGAGCCGGGTCAACGGTCTGGAATACGCCAGCGGCATCGATGTATTTGATGCTCGTCACCGATTGCACCGGCCGCTTGAATATCTCGATACAATCGGGCAACCAGTCCAGATACATCGTCCACGTCTGCGTGATGAGCGCGAGGTCGTATACAAGCTCGACCATCGTGCGCACCGCCAAGATCTGGCCCTGGATCAGCAGGTCGTCGTCGTCGAGATCGATCCGGCTGTGCGCCTTGACCTCATCGAGCCCGATCGGCTCGATGACCGGCGGCACCTTTAATACAAAAGTCGGAATCGGCCTATTCATAATGGAGAATTGAAAATTGATAATTGAAAATGATACGGATTAATTTCTTCCCGTTTTCAATTTTCCATTATCCATTTTCCATTATCTTTTGCGTCGTTTTATCGTTGCGGTTTCGTGCGTGCCGAGATTATCTTCCGGCGTTTCGATCAGCCCTACGGTCTTTTTTTTTCCGCCATCATCGCTCTGCCATCAGCGATCCACATCTCGGCGACCGCGGCGCGCACGTCATACTCTTTGTATGCGCCGATCCAACCGTATTCCTCGGAAAAAAAATCCTGCTCGCTGCGAACGGTGACGGTCTCTTCTTCGCCCATTTTTTCCTCTAATTGATAATTGAAAATGGAGAATTGATAATTCTCCGGACATTCTCCATTCTCAATTTTCCATTATCCATTTATGCCAGGGCGAGCCACTTCACAGGCCGAGTACCGGCGTCCAAAAGATTGCCGTCAGATCGCATAAACGCGATAAAAGCGATCTGATCCAAATCCGCATAGCGTTCTTCGAGCCGCACAAGGCGGATAGAGGAAACGTCGCGAATCAGATATTTGCTCAAGTCGCCGAAAAGCATGAGCTTTTGCCCGGTCGTGAATGTCGCCGACATGGACTGGTTGATCGTGTAGCGATAGCCGAGCAGGCGATCCGGCACGCCACTTTGCAATCCCGGCTGCCAGATATATGCGTTTGTCGTCGATTCCTTGAGTTTTCGTATTGTCGCGAGCACGGTGTCGTGAAACATGAAACTCGCGCCGGCGCGATAGGCTGGATCGACGCTATGGATAAGATCGATCACTTCGTCGCTGGTGAATGTCGTCATCGACGCCGCGGCTTTGCCGACCACAGCGGCGACCGTCAGCCCCTTCGGCAACGTCGTGCCGGCGCCGGTGGTGAAATGATCGTTCTGGATCCGCGCGATTCTTGTCCCGAGCCAGTCGCCGACGAGCGCGCCGAGGTCGAAGGCGCTGTCTTGCGTCAATTCGTAACTCATCAAGATCGGCTTCGAACTGTACTTAAAGGCGTTCAAGACGAGCTGCGCGAAGGCCGGGTCGACCGATGCACCGATCGTCGTCGCCTCGGCCAAGATCGCGCCTTTGTTCGTGGTGTCGTTCATCGTCGGATAAGGTAGCGCGTTGCCGGCGTCGGTCCTGATAACCGTGGCGTTGAGCCGGACGCCGCCGTAGGCGAGCAGCGCTTGCTCCAAGGCGTAAACAAATCCCTGCGGTATCGTCTCTTTGCCTTCCGTTGACGTGATCGTGTCCAGACCGACGCGAAACTCTCGCTGAAAGCTCCGATAGTGTTTGATGATCGGCAAATCGATCTGATTGACCCGCAAATCAGGGATCCCGAGTTGCGCCGCGGCGTTGATATGGCGCTGTTCCAAGACCGCGCCCGGCTTGCCCATGCGCAGAAAGCCCTGAACCGAGAGCGAGACGGCTTCTTCGTATTCGTGACGCGACATTGCGCGATTGGCCACGGTGCCATAGCGGAGCGTGTCAAAAGACACATTGCCGTTGAAAGAGCCTTCGCCATTGCTGGTTCCGTTGCCATTGCCGTTTTTATTGACGCTGCGCGCGAGCTGCGCCTCTTTCTCCGACAAAAATTCTTCGTTTTTGATGCGCTTTTCGAGCCCGGTGATCGCCGCTTCCATCTTATCGAATTTCTCGCGGTCCTCGCCCGTCTCGCCGCCGCGCTTGTCGCAGTCCTCTTGCAGATCGCGCAACTCCTTTACCGCCGCGCCGAGTTGCTGCCTGAGTTCGTTAATATCTAAGGCCATAAACAATTCTCCTTTGGCTCAAGTAGGTTTGAGCGCGGTTGATAATTTCTTTGCGCATTTCGGCGCGAGCGAGGGATTCGGTCTTTATCTTTTCAGGGTCAAATGGATCTTCGGCGGCAAATCGGCCGCGCAGGCCGACATCGGTCGTCGGATATGCGGGTTGCGTGACCGGGGAGACGTCGTAGAGGCTTTGGATCGTCTTGATGGCGCGCAATTTACCGGCGCGGTCGATCTCTTCGCCGTCCTCGGCGACGCGGAAGCCAAACGACATCTGTGAGATGTATCGGCCACGGATAAGCGTCAACAGATCGCGCGCCTCGCTGGTATCGGGCGGGAAAATGCGCACTTTTAGCCCGACGTCGTCCTCTTCGAGCATCAAAGTGCGATTGGAAACGCGCCCTATAAGCCGATCGTCGTTGTGATTGATAAGCGCGCGCACGTCATCGGTCTTGATGGCGGTGGCGAAGGCGCCGGGCCGGATCACCTCGCGCCAGCCGGGCGCAAAGGGGAAGATTTCGAGCGACGGTTGATTGAAAACTGCTGCGTGCCCCTCAATAAACGGCTGGTGCGCGCCGTCCATCGACGTGCGCAGCTCGGCGACATTGAAAAACCGGCGTTCTTTTTCCATAAAAAAAGCGGAGATTCCGGCTGGTCGACCAGAACCTCCGCCAATGGCAACAACAAAACACTCGCGCGACTAACGGGTTGAGAATGTAGGAAAAAAGAACGAAAGAAAAGGATTTTTTAAGGTGAGAATCGGCTGCTTTGTCGGTAATTGTCGGTAATTGTCGGTAATTGTCGCTCTTTTTTTTGATAAGCCACTGAAAACACAAACGCCCCGGATTTCTCCGAGGCGTTTGCGCACGTCATCGGGCTTCGGCTGGAAACCCGCCCGACCCCGATTTTCTTGGTGGTTTAAATTGGCGGCGCGGCGCGATCTTGACTGTATGTCATCGGCTAGTCACTCCAGCGTGATTCAGCCGATCAATCTCCGGTACTCCCTCGCGACTTCCCGGAGCCATATTACCTCCACGTTGTAGCCCGCCTGCGGTAATCATTTACTTGACTATATGCTCCTTTTTTTTGACTTCAGCAATCGTCTCGCTCATCACCCGGCGCGTGTGGCCGATCCGGACCGCATCGAGCTCGCCCGACTTGATCCAGCGCTCGACCGTTCGCGGCGATACGTCGAACTCCTTGGCGACCTCGTCGATGCGATAGGATTTTTTATCGCTCATCTTTTATTTTTTTTAATTCGTCGATTTCAACCTGGATGGCTCTGTCGAAGTCATCGGTCTCATACCAGATTTTTTTAGCCATCTGCGCCGCCCGCTCCATCCCTCGGATCTCTGCGGCGATGATCTCAACGACTAACTTTTCAAAATCTGCTTTTAATTGTTCGTAAGATGCGCTCATTTTTATTTGCCAGCCTTCGCAGGGATGCTAACTCTCCACCCCAACCCGTCGCCTTCGTCCCAGATTTTGGCGACGATCCGCGTATCGTCTGGATGAAACGCCGCCTTGCGACCCTCGCGCAGCACGCGGATGGATATCCCGATCGGCCTCGGATGCGGGTATAAGAGAAATCCGGCGGCTTCGATCTGATTCATGGCATCGGCTAGGATCTGCGCGGCTTCATCTGGAGTCATTCTCCATTCTCAATTATCCATTTTCCATTATCAATTTGTTTTTAATGCGCCGCCCCATTCAACGTCCCGTTGGGTTTGGCCGGCACCGGCAAATTCGCCGGTTCAGGCGGCGCAATCTTGCCCCGTAAAATCTCGTCGAGCAGATCGATCGGCGCGAGATTTTGCTGCAAATAATGCCTGTCGCCGTCCGGGCCGATGCCGTTCATATTTTCGAGCCCACGGATCTCGTTGATCGTGATCGCGCCCATATTGAACAACGCCTGATAGAATTTCGCCCTCGAATCGCTGTCGCCGCGCAATAACGCGTCGACTAGGAACTCGGCATACAAACTTTTGCGCTCCATCTGCGTCAAAAGCGAGAGCGTGGCGCGCTGCTCCCAGCAGACGAGCCAGGGCCGGATACAGTCGACGACGAAGTCGATCGCTTGCTGTTCGACGCTCGCGTAGGACATGGTTCCCGGCTTTAAAAGGCCGATTTTATAGCTCGGCACGCGATAAAGCGCGGCAATATCCGACTTTCCGAACTCTTGGCCCTGGATAAACTGCGCGTCGTCGGGCGGGATCCCTACGTCTTGCCACGTCATGCCCTCCTCTAGAATCGCCACGCGCGAGCGATTCGAAAGCCCTTGGTGGCTCTCGTCCCAACGCTTGCGCAATTGCTCGAAAGCCGGCTGACCAAGCACGCCGGGGTGCATCAGAACGCCGCCAGGGCGCGCATCGTTGGAAAAAAACCGCGCGCGATACTCCTCGGACGCCTTTTGCAAGCCCAAAGTCTCGCGCGCGAGCGCGATCGGCGAATAGCCTATCAATCCATCAGACGACAACCCGCGCAAGTGCATCACGTCGGTCAACTGGCGCTCACCGCCGTCCGGTGTAATGTAATAGTAGAAAATCCGCTCCTGAAAGACCTGTAACCGCATCCGATCGGGGCGCAACGGCCATAAATTCACTACCTGGCCGCCGGACGATCGCTCGATCTCGGCATAGGCGTTGCCCCACAGGCAGAGATGGCCTTGCAAGGTTTGTTTGAATTCGAAGGGCGACATAAACGGGTTGGGCTGGTCGTGTAAGACCCTATAAACGTCGTGATCCAGCGCCCGTTTCTTGCCCGCGGGCGTGCGCTGATAGAGAAAAACGGGCAGCGAGGCGACTGTGTCGGCGATAACCCTCACGCATTGATAAACCGTCGAGATCAGCAGCGCGTTGCCCTCGGTGACGCGCACGCCCGCGGCCGTCGTCGTGCCGCCGCCAAAGGCGAAAAATTCGGTGAATCCCGGCGTATTGATCCCGATATTGCGCAAAGTGCGCTTGAACCATGTAAGAAATTTCATGCTTCCCTCTATCCGATTATCGTCTTTTTGCCTGATAGTAATCCCCGCTCTTTCAGCATATCCGCTAACCAGACGGTTATCGGATAATTTGGATTATTCTTGCGTGCGGCGGCTATCATATCCATCGCTTCACGTTGGCAGTGTAAATCTAACGTCCGTCCGTTCATTCCCATAAGGCACAGCAACTCGTCGAGCAATTTACAAGCGCGCTCTAATTCAGTGATATTCGGAAATTCTTCTTTGATTGACATCATAGAAACCTCATTTCTCGCTCGCCGTAGATGCTGCCCTTCTCGTTGCCGTGCCGGATGGCTTCGGTCGCAACGCTAAACATCTCGGACAAGTAACGTCTTTCCAGTTGCCCCGGTTGTGGACGCCATCGAGATTAACTTTAGAGCCGCATAAATGCCGCCAAATATATTTGTTTTTTCTAGCGTCCCATAGATACCTCGGCCCGCCGTTTTTATGTGTTCTCATTTTTCCGCTCCGTCGTATATGATGCCCTTCATAGAGCGATCCGTTCTCTGTCGTGCGGACAGTGGGTGAAGTTGGCTTCAGTCATGATTTGTCAGCCTTGTCGAGCATGTCGTACATGGCCGTGCTCCATCCATCATCCCATGATGCTTTTTCACTACTTGTCGGATATGGATTTGCATCGCGCTTCAATCCCCAATGAAATGCGTCATGTCCCTGATTGAAAGCTGTAAATGGCTGATGGACAATATCGCCTTTAGGGTCGTCGGCAAGTCTCTGTATGCATCTGTCTATTTGCATTCGTTCTGTGCTCACGGAAACATCCCCGGCGGCAGCGCTACGAATCGTTTTCCATTATTCATTTTCAATTCTCAATTATTTCTGCCTCGCCAGTTTTATGCCCACGACGGCGATGAATATAAAAATCCGATTCAGGGAGAATTTGTTTGCAAGTTATGCATTTTTTCATAAAAAGCGCATTTCCCTGTCGTTATAAATTGATCCCTTCTCGTTGCCGTGGCGAATTGCGAGTTCTAAAGCCATAATGGTACTTACGATCCCGTCGATCTTTTCGATCGACTTGCCCTTATCCGGTTTTATATTACCGGCCGGATCTTGCTTGACGACGACATTATTCGCCATCCAACGCAGCACCGGATTACCGCCGTGGGTGATTTTGCGCGCGAGGATATAATTTAGCAACTCTTTTGTCGGCCCGGTCATCGAGCTGAACCCCTGGCCGAACTGCCACAACATCGGCTTGCGAAAATTGGCAGCCTCTTTTTCGTCCGATGTAAATCCGTACTCGTCGCACAAGGTCGTGGTGATCTGCGTCGAGCCCCAGCGGTCAAACGCCAGCGCCTTGAAGTCGAAATCCACCCGGCAGCGACCGAGCCGGAGCATGATATACCGATAGTCGATCGAGTTGCCGGGCGTCGCTTCGAGAAATCCCTCGCGCTGCCAGACGTCATAAGGCACGCGGTCGCGCAGCACGCGCGCGTGCATGGACTCCTCGGGTATCCAGAAAAACGGCAGCACTATAAACCGATCATTCTCCGTTTTGGGCGGAAAGATCAGCGCGAGCGCGGCGATATCGGTCGTCGACGCTAGGTCGAGCCCGCCGAAGCAGCGCCGGCCGCGGAGCTCGTCGTAATTGACCGGCGGCGCGGCGCAGGCATCCCATTCGGTCATCTGCAACCATCGGACGTCTTGTTGCGTCCAGATGTTCAGGTGAAGGCGTTTAAACGTGTTTTCATAGGCCGGCGTGACCTTGGCCTTTTCACATTCGGCGGCGAGGTAGTCTTCTTTGATCGATACGCCGAGGTTCGGATTGGCCTTTTTCCAAATATTCGGGCTTGTCCAGTCGTCGGTCTCGCCTGCGCAGAAAATAATCGGCAGGAATGCCGGGTCATTGACCGTGCCGTCGATCACCTTCTGCGCGTACTCGTGCACCTCCCAGCAGATCGAATGACGATCAAACCCCGCCGTCGTGAACATTATCAGCAGCGGCGAGCGCCGCGAGCCCGTCGATGTCTTTAAAACATCGTAGAGCTCGCGGTTCGGTTGGGCGTGGAGTTCGTCGAATAATATGCCGTGGCTGTTCTTGCCGTGCTTGGTCGGCGCGTCTGCGGATAACACGTTATAGGCGTTTGACTTGTAAACAATTGTGCGGCGAAAGGCCTCTGACACCGAGGACAAGTCCGGATCTTGCTCGACCATCCCCTTGGCTACGCCAAAGACGATCGCCGCCTGGTCCGTGTCGGCGGCGGCCGAGTAGATCTCAGCGCCCTGCTCGCCGTCGGCGAAAAGCAAATAGAGCGCAAGCGCAGCGCCCATCGACGACTTGCCGTTTTTCCGCGGGACTTCGATGTAAACTTCCCTGTAAAGCCGCGTCCCATTCGGCCGCATCCACCCAAAGATCCCGCGCACGATCTCGCGCTGCCAGCCCTCGATCTTGAACGGCTGCCCGGCGAGCTCCCCTTTGACATGGCGACAACAGGTCTCGATGAAATCAACGGCGCGATCGGCCTTGGCCTTATCGAATACCGCGCCGGGCCGCTTCCAGTTGCCGGCATTCTTCACGCTGCCGTTTTTGTTTTGCCAAAATGGTGTCATAAAAATTTCGTCATCGTTTCGCGGACCCTCTCAAGTTTTTCAATCAATTCTCTTTGATGGGGCAATATGCGACGCATACTATTCATGCGAGAAATTTCCGCGCGCCTTCTGGTTTTTCTTTTGGTGTTGCTTTGATTGAAGATCGATCCGAAGGCGATAAACCAAACTTCGCACTCCATCGATCGCATCTAACATCAGTCGCTAGAAATGCTTTCATGAAACCTTTAGCGATCGCCAATTCTTCGCCGACATCTTTAATCTGCTGCCATAGTCGATCGCGCATCGCGCATAGCAGACAGTAAGTTGAAAATGCTGTGGAGTCCTGAAAAGTGAGCACGCCTTTTTCTATTAGTTCCGGCGTATTCGTATTCCAGATTTTTAAAGCGTCTTTGTCTTTTAAAACTTTGTCGCTTGGTACTGCTTCGCCATCAAATTTAGGTTCTTCTTCATTGACTGGACGTGTATGTCCGGCCTTGCCGCGTAGTTTAACTACATTGCTTGGAAGTCTCGGTGGGCCGCGTTTGCCCATTTCACCTATATCCCCCCCTTTGGCAAAACCTCGGACTGTGTGAATTTGGGCACTGTGCGCTCAACAAAGGGCAGAATTTTGAAGATTTTGACCCCCCTGCCCTAGCTTGATCGTCGGGCCGATGGCGCCTAGCATCTGTAGCAGCCAGAGCAGGACGAACAACACCATGACCACATAACATATTCGTTTGATAGTGGCGTCGATCGGTAAGAGTTGGATGATGTACAGGATGGCGCCGATGATAATGAGCGTGACGAGAATACCTATCAACGATATCGTCATGGGTGCTGCTCCTTCCATGTTTTAGCTGAATGACAACTACGGCAAAGCCCTTGCGCGTTGTTGATATCGAACGCGGCGCCGCCTTTGCTGATTGGTAAGATATGATCGAGGTCAACGCTACGCGCCTGGTGGCATGACTGGCAGATCGGGTTGCGCATCAGTACATAGCGGCGCCACTGTCTATGTTGATAACCGTAATGAGTATTAGTGCTTGGTCTAATTGCTGGTATGCGCGGCCCGAGGGTTTTGATCGATTGAGGCATTTTAGATGCGCAATCCCTTATCCATAGACTAAGGGTTATGATATTATCTCACTAGGCGCTGTCTGGGAGAGCGTCGGGGGATACCGTCAGCTATATAGGCGCTGGGAAGAACAGGCCCCTCGACGTTTCTCCCTTTCTTCGTTGTGTGACAAACCCACGGTGCTTTACGTCGTATGCGTCTCTTCCGTCGTCTGGTCCGTCGTCTGTTGGCTGCCGGTTGGTGCAACTCCGTATTTAGTTTTCAGCCGCTCCAAGTCATCGGTCATCGCCGTAATCGTCTGTTCCGCGGCGGCTATCTCTTCCGGCGTCGATTTCGGATCATCGATGATCTCCTGCGCGCTGGCTTTTGTTTCCGCGAAGTGATCGGCCTGCTTCTGGCGGATCGACGCAAGCCTTGGCGGTTCATCCTGTGCCACACCGTATTTGGTTTTTAGTCGCTCTAACCCATCGCGAATCGCGCGCGCCGTTTGTTCCGCGTCGTTTATGTCTTCCGGCGTTGATTCGGGATCGTCGATTATTTCTTGCGCGCTGGCCATGATATCTTTGAAAAGCTCCGCTTGTTTTCTTCTGATCGATTCTTTATCGGCTTTTGCCATTATCGTATCCTCCTGATTTTTTTTCAGCACTTTCCATTTTTCAGCACTTTCCAATAGGCTCACAGTTTTCCAAATCATAGGCTTGAACCATGATCTCACTTAAACGACACAGCCCGACCTGTTCTTTGAATACCCAGAGGGCCGCGCAATATCTGAAATGGGCAAAATCGAACCCGAATAGCTCCGAGCATTCGATCGGCTCGTCGGTGTCCACAGCATTGTCACAGTGATTTAATCGTCATGCAGAGTCAAACTCCAAATTTTACCTCGCGCGACTTTGTTGACTTTCATCGCGCTCATTTGCCCGCCTTGCTGATCTCGTCAGCGATTGCTCGCTCAATCCCATAATCAACCGTCATTAATTCAATTTCGTCGGCAATCCGTCGCGCCCGCTCTAGCCCGCGCACATAGGCGGCGTCACGCTCGGCCTCTGCCTTATCCAGCGGCTTGCCCGCATTGTGGATTTTATCCTTAAACTGCACCACAAATTCCTGCACAACAGCGCGTTGACAATCGTGGCCGTGATATTCTGTCGAGCCGGGATAGTTTCGAGCACATAGACATCGATAGCTATCAGCAAAGTCGCTTAGCTTATCTATCCACTGT